CGGCAGGAGAGGTTTATTTTGAGGATTCGGGTGATTTAACAAACAGCAATCTTAATTTTACTCAATATAGAACCTTTAGGTACTTAGGTCAATCAAGTATATATAATGATTTTGTATTTAACCTAACCATAACGCCTGATGCAGCTTCATCATCTCAAGCCTATTCAGTCAGAATGATTGACACGCTAAATAACAATGAGATATTGCAAGAGTTTAGTGATTTAACGGGCACTCAAACAATAACATTCTCAACAAGTAGAGAGTCAACTTCAAGCAGACAGTATTCTGTACAATGGGTGATATTATCAGATACCGGATTTATATCATCTCAATCTATGGAAATTACAGAGAGATTGAGAAAGGTCTTTGGAGGTGCGACAGTAGATAGCTTTACAGGCACATACACAGCAAGTGGTGTAAACACAGTGTTTGATATAGTAATAACAGATAGAGTTCCCGACATAAAAGTATATGACTTTATGACGGGATTGTTCAAGATGTTTAATCTTACAGCGTATTATGTGGATGATGAAAACGACGCTGATTTTGGCAAAATAAGAGTGTTAACTCTTGATGAGTTTTATGATGACAATCCAAAGATATTTGACATAACCAAGTATGTGGATTCATCGGAAACTGATGTTGAGGCGACAATACCATTCAGCGAAATAGAATTCAAGTATCAAGACCCACAAACATTATTAATGCTTCAGCACAAAGAGACATTTAACGAAGTGTTTGGTGATTCAGAATACACTCCGCAAGATGTAGATAGAGGCAAGCCGTATAAAGTAGAACTTCCATTTGAGCATTTAAAATATGAAAGATTATATGACAATGATACTGGTGATATAACCGTATTGCAATGGGGATATTCAGCAGGAGATAATTTCAAGCCTGACCCAGATAACAATACGGCTGACTATGATTCTGTCCTTACAAAACCACTTTTATTTTACGCCAATAGAAGCAGCTCTGTTTCAAACCCAATAGCGTGGATAACCCCCACATATACATCTGTATTAACTTATTGGATGCCGGGAAATGCAATAGAAAAAGGATTTACAACAGAAAACACAGGTTATAACGGAACAGCAACAGCTACATCAGCATTTAGGCTAATTGATACTGTTAATCTAACATTCGGTTCGGTTCAGGTTGAAGATAGAGTTTTCAACGTAACAGATTCAACAACAACTAAGGTTGTTTCTGTAATCAGTACATCTGAAATAGAGCTTGAAGATGATATATTTGTTAGTGGAGATGTTTATAAAATATATAGAGTTCCCAGATATACATTGAACTTCGATGTAGAAGTAGATGAATGGACAAGGTATAATTTCGGAATAGAATCAAATACTTTATTCAGTAGATTCTATGAAAACTATATAGTAGATGCCTTCAACCCAAAGAAGCGTATATTCAAACTAACAGCACATTTACCGAATAGCGTGTTACTTAATTATAAGCTGAACGATAGATTTCAGATAGGCGACAAGGTATTTACTATAAACTCGATAGACAGTAATCTAAAGACAGGCGAATCTAAACTTGAATTATTGAACGTATTATGATAAAGAATATAATAGACTTACTGCAACTTTCTGATTGGTATGGAGTATCTCACAATGTAGATGTCGCCAAAGGAATGTATAAAGCACCATCTAACTGGGAACAAACAAAAGAAATACTCGAAAGAGTGAGACAATCTAAAGCGTACAGAAATGGCTAAACAAGAGATACTAATATCGATAAATTTAAGCGGAGCAGAGGCAGCGTCTAAATCTACTGACAAGCTATCAGCAGCAACCAAAAGACTTGCTGACCTACAGAGACAGGAGGCGATTGAACTTGAGAAAGTAAATCAGCAGATAAAGATACAAAAGGACATAAATACTGCTGCTGCTAAATCATCTCTTGGTTTAGCTGATGCTACTGGAAAAACAGCAGCGCAGTTAAAAGCAAATAGGGCGCAAGCTGGACTTAATAACGCAATATTACTTGAAACATCTCGATTAGCCTCAGATGCAGGCTACGGATTTACAGCTATTGCGAACAACTTGTCTCAGGTAATTACCTTATTTAGCAGTTTCACTAAAACTGCTGGAGGAACATTAAACTCATTAAAACAACTTGGTAAATCTATAATTGGCTCTGGTGGTGTACTCATAGCAATTCAGTTGTTAATTGCATTTGGTCCTCAAATATTTGACTTCTTTATGAGGTTAATAGGCTTCTCAAGAGAGCTTAGAGATGCGTTTAAAGGTGTTGCAGACACAATAAAAACTCAGAATGGTTCATTTGAATTGTATATAAGAACACTTCAAAGCGGGACAAAATCTCAGGAAGAAATGAATGACGCAATCGTCATGCTTAACAAGGACTTTCCTGAGTATATAAAATCCCTTAAGGAGGCAGATTTAAACCTTAAAGATGTAATAGAAGGTAATAAAGAAGCCGAAAAAGTAACTGCGTCTTTCAGAAAAGAAATAATTCGCATAGCGATGGCTCGTCAGGCGCAAATAAAAATAGAAGAAGAAGCTGCTAAAATACTTGAGATTCGAGTAGAGAGAGAAGCTGAGGCGAGAGACAAGGGATATGAAAGTTTAGCTGCTGCTCAAGAAAGATTTAACGAACTTGATATAAAAAAGAACGACAGGACTATTTCTTATAAGGAAAAAGCAGAGAGAAAGAGGCTTGAGAATATTCTAACAAGAAATCAAGACGAGATTGATGACGGTCAGAGAAGGATAGACACTCTTATTAAGTTCACGGATATTCAAGTTGAGCAAGATAAAAAAGGTAGTCGCTCAAGAAAAAGACGCGCAAGGATATTCAAAGAAGCTGACCTTGACTATGAAAAAGAACTGATTGCATCTCAAGAGAGAATAAAAAAGTTAGAGACAACTAACGAAAAAGACTTGCTTCTTATTCAAATGGACGGAATGGCTGAAAGAGCTAATCTAAAGCAAAAGGAGTTTGAAGAAGACCAAGCAAGAAGAATAAAAGACTTTTTGTTAAGTGATGCTACATTAAAAGAAAAAGAGGAAGCTGAAAGAAGATACAATAATTCTATCGCCACCTCAAGAAAGAGCTTGAATGACTACTTAATTCAGTTAGATAAAGAATATTTAGCTAAGTTAGACGATTTAGAATCTACAAGGGAGTTAGAGGATTTAGCTGGATTCGGTAGAGCATTACAAGATTTTAATACAGAAAGATTAAAGTTCCAAGAGGAATATCTAAAAAGCTACACCGATTCTGAAATAGATAGAGTAGAGGTCGCCAAACTTATTGAACAAGATAGATTCAATAACGAGATGGCTAATCTTAATGCGCAAAGAGACGCAAAGATAGCTATAGGGGAATCTACGCTGGCTATTGACCAAGAGATATTGAATGCGGAAAAAGCAAATTCAGAAGCAAAAATAGCACTTTCAGAACAAGAGAGAGATGCTAAAATAGCCATCGCAAATCAAGTTGGTAATGCTATTGTTGCTGTGGCTGGAGAGGGTTCTACTGTCGGTAAGGCTGCCTCTATTGCTATGGCTATAATGAACACCAAAGAAGCGTTTACAGCAGCGTTAGGCGCAAAGCCATACGGACCTTGGAATATAGCTCAAGCTGCTGCTGTACTTGCTATGGGTATGAAGCAAGTTAAGGATATTATGGCGACAAAGATTCCTGGCAAAGAGCCGTCCACAGGGGGTGGCGGAGGAACAATAATTGAAGCTCCAGATTTCAATATTGTTGGTGCGTCTCAGCAATCACAACTCGCCCAAGCTGTATCTACAGCACAGCAACAGCCAGTAAAAGCGTTTGTAGTAGGTAAAGACATATCTACACAACAAGAACTCGATAGAAACATAACAAATACCGCATCATTCGGTTAATTTAATACTATGAGAATTATAGAACTTTTTATAGATGAAGAAGGATTGTTGTCTGGCATAGATGCCATCTCAATCGTAGAAAAACCAGCGATAGAAGAAAACTTTATCGCCCTATCAGAAGAAAAACAAGTACAACTCGCAGAAGTAGATAAAGAAAAGAAGATTCTCATGGGTGCAGCACTTATACCCAACAAGAACATCTACAGACGTAATGGCGAGGATGAGTACTATATATACTTCTCTGAAGATACTGTAAGGAGAGCTGCCGAGTTATTTTTAATGCAGGGGAATCAAAATAGAAGCACTTTAGAGCATCAGGCAGAGCTTCACGGCTTGTCTGTGGTAGAATCGTGGATTGTAGAGGATGAAACGCACGATAAGAGCCGTAAATACGGTTTAAATATGCCTATAGGTACTTGGATGGTGTCTATGAAGGTAAACAATGACGAAGTTTGGGAGGATTACGTAAAATCAGGTAAGGTAAAAGGGTTTTCAATAGAGGGTTACTTTACAGATAAGGTCGCCATGTCTCAAATTGAGGAACTTGAGGATGAAAGCGAAGCAAAACAGATACTTTTAGAGGTCGCAAACATCATTTTAGGCGACAAATACGAGCTTGCAACGTATGGCGACTATGGAAGCGGTGTTAGAAACAATGCAAAACGTGGAATTGAGCTAAATAAGAAGGTAAATAACAAGTGTGCCACCTCTGTGGGGAAAATTCGAGCACAACAGCTCAGTAGAGGTGAAAAACTCAGTGTATCCACGATAAAGAGGATGTATTCTTACTTATCAAGAGCCGCAGAATACTACGACCCAAGCGATTCTAAGGCTTGCGGCACAATTTCATACCTTTTATGGGGTGGAAAGGCAGGTTTGGCTTGGAGTAGGTCAAAATTGCGTGAATTAGGCGAATTAGAGCTTAATTGCGACTGTCAAGAGCTATCTGAGGAGGTAGAGCTTGGATTGTACGATAAAACGTATAAGGATTACCCTGAAGCAGCCAGAAAGAACGCCAGACAGGCATTGGCTTATTACGATAGCAATAAACCACGATGCGGAACACCTCAAGCATGGCAGTTTGCCAAACTATTGGCTGACGGAAAGCCTTTATCTCGTTGTTTAATATCTGAAATGGCATCTTACAATAGATTTGAGAAGAAAAAGAACGAACCATACAATAAAGGTTGCGGAGGATTACTTTGGGATGCTTGGGGAGGCGAAGAAGGAATCCGATGGGCTGAAAATAAACTTGATGAGATAAATTCTCAGGAATCTAAATTAGACTAAATGAACAAATCATTTGAAACACCAAGCAGAACATCGCCACGCAATTCAAGAAGGGGATGTCTGTGTAAAGACGGTAAAAGATACTCAAGAAAGTGCTGTGATGGCACTTTAAGGGCGCAGGGCATAGGAAAAATCTAACAAGAATATTTTTATTTATTATTATTATATACTTTAAAGTTAAACTATTATTATGGAAGGTAAAGCAACTGCTATTCTAAAAGACATTATGCAAAAACTTTCTATGATTAACGCTGAAGAAGCAAAAGAAGTAGTGGATAACGTAGATGTTATTGCTGAGGAAGTTGCTGCTGATGTCGAGGTCAAGGAAGAAATTGAGTTGTCTGAGGAATTAAACGAAGTAGCGGAAGAAGCTACTGAACTTGCTGAAGATTCTACTGAGGAAACCACAGACGAAGTTTCCGAAGAACTTGCTGAGGAAGAAGTAGAAGATGAGGCTGAAGTCGAAGAAATGGAAGATGATAAGTACATTTCTCGTGAAGAATTTGATGCTAAAATCTCTGAACTTATGGATTTGATTGAATCTGCAAAAGGAGATATGGCAAAAGAAAAAGAATCTTATGAAGCTGAAAAAGCTGAATTGAGTGCGCAAATCGAAAAGCTATCTGCTGAACCAGCAGTTGAGCCAATCAATCATGCGCCCAATCAAAAAGAAGAACAAAAGGCAATGGTACGCTTTGCGCAGAATCGCCCAAGTTCAACAATTAACCGAGTATTTTCTAAATTAATCTAAACAAAATGAGTAATCACAATGTAAACTTGACTGGCTCTGTTGCCAGTATCACTTCAACCTACGCTGGTGAGTTTGCTGGGAAGTATATCTCTGCTGCTCTATTAAGCGGTAAAACTTTGGCTGATGGTGCAATCACCATTAAGCCTAATGTTAAATTCAAAGAAGTTGTAAAGAAAGTTGCTTCTACTGGCATTGTTGCTGACGGAAGCTGCGACTTTACAGAAACTTCTAACGCCTTGACCTTGACTGAGCGCATCCTTCAGCCTGAGGAGTTCCAAGTAAACCTTGAGCTTTGTAAGAAGGATTTCCGTAGCGATTGGGAAGCTGTTCAAATGGGCTACTCTGCCTTTGATGAATTACCTTCTTCTTTCTCTGACTTCTTGTTAGGTC